TCGATTGCGGGTTGGTTCGCTTTACGATGGCTTTACGCTATTGCGATCACCGATCCATTCGATTACCTCGATCCAGTACTACGATGGCAACAACGCATTGCAGACGCTATCGAGCAGTTTGTACCAGTTGCACGTCGACCAGTTTAGGCTTGCGTACCAAGTAAGCCTACCGGCGACCGCATCGCGTTGGGATGCATGGACGATCCAATACAAATGCGGTTACTCGCAAGACGGTCAGAGCGTACCAGAGGCGGCAAAGGCGGCTATCAAACTTTTGGTGGCGCACTACTTTGAAAACCGCGATATGCTCATGAGCGAAGCATTGCAGACGATGCGACCGTATGAAATGTTGGTTCGTCGTTACATGCGGAGTAGCTATCCATGAGCGGAAGGCCTCGAGATTTACGCGTTGGCAGACTTCGCCAGCGATGCACAATCCAACAAAAGACTGAGACGCAAGACGCATCAGGCCAGCCGGTTGTGTCGTGGTCTAATTATGTCGTTGGCGAGCCTTGCGAGTATTACCCAACGGGCGGTACTGAATCGATGCGAGGTAGGCAACTAGAAGCGGGGACAAGGGCAGTTTTTCGCGTCAGGTATCGAAGCGGATACAACACGCAAATGCAAGTCGTTTACGATGGCGAAAACTACGGCATCACGCATATTAACCCGGTCGATGGATTGCGACGATACATCGACCTTATTTGCTCGGTGGTGATGTAATGGGCGGTGAAGTAGACATCAATTACGACATGATTAAGGCGATCAGTGCGATTCCGCTGAAGCTCCGCAAGGGGCCTTTTATGGAGTGCTTGAAGTCATACGGAAAGGCACTTGGCAATCGTTCGTCACATTTCGCGTCATCGAGGCAAAGCGGAAGTCGTAAGCGATGGAGCAAAAAATACGCTAATGATCCAAAGTGGGCTGGGATTGATTCCCGCGATTACGTCGGATCAAAAGTAACGCGAAACGGACTTGCTATTTACTGGGGAGCAAAGCACTGGAAAGGCAATAAGCAGCAGTTCCTAGCACCGTACAAAAAAGGCACTTCGTACACTCGCTACTTATGGGGTCAACCAGGGCAGCAAGTCTTGAGGACTTCGCGTCGTGGGAATCAATACTACGCAACGGTAAATACTAAACCACAGACAGCAAGTTACCCAATGAGCGAACGAGGAGCGGTAAAGCATTTTTACGCTAACATGTCCTCGGCTGAACTGGCCTTTATCGCAGAACTTCAGAAGCAACTCAAAGCACTTGACGTTGAGATTCAGGCTATGGGCAAAAGAACAAGGCGATCTAGCAAAGGCGATTAAATGGCTAAAAACATTACACTAACAGACACCGTAACCATCGCATCGAGCGGTACGACATCAACATCGTTGAGCATGCAAGGCGGACGTGTGCCGCTTGCGATTGTCACCCCCTCGGCGTTGACGGGCACGGCGTTTACGTTTCAAGCGTCCGCCGACCAGGGAACCAACTTCTACAACCTCTACAACGAAGGCACGCAGTACAGCGTTAACGCAGGGGCTAGCCGATACATCGCCTTGAATCCAGATGTATTCGAGGGCGTCAAGGTGATTCGCATCGTCAGCGGATCGAGCGAAGCGGCAACGCGTACCATCGGCATCATTAGCGGGGAACTGTAATGTCAGCGATTGGCGAAGCGTTGCGTACAAAGTTGCTTTCCTATGCAAGCGTTTCAACGCTTATCGGTCAGCGAATGTACCCAGACGTTTTGGTACAAAAGGCAACACTTCCGGCGGTGATTTACTACGTCATCTCAACGCAACGCGATCACATGGTAAGCGGGTTAGGTAAGTCTGCACACGCACGAATAACGCTCGAGTGTTTCGCACGGACTCGCACGGCGGCAAGTGCAATCAGCCGAGCGATTCGTGAGACTGGAATTGATTCATTCAGGGGCGTTGTTGATGGCTATACCTTTTGCGGTATCGACTTTGATAGCGGCGATGAATACATGCAAGATCCTCCAACCGATGGAAACCAGGAGCATCGGTATTTGGTTAGTTTCGACCTCTTGGTGCATTACAAGGAGCCTTAAACATGGCGGCTTTGACAGTGGCGGATACCGGGTTGGGGGCTACCATCGCCGGGACTGGTTTGGTTACAACTCAGATCACTCGCATTGGAGATTTCAATGTCTCCGTCGATGCGTTGGATATCACGCATTTGGGCACTACGCTCTATGAGCAATTGCGACCAAGCGACCTTCGGAAGAATCCCGAAATCGAAATTGAGTTTAATTGGCTCGGTGCTTCTCCACCGATCACTACTGCGATGGTTCCATCGGCAGAACCATACGCGGGAATCGCAGTCACGTTGACATTTCCAGGAGCCGGAAGCGTTCAGGGCACAGCGTTTGTCAAAAACGTGAAATTTCCTTCGTGCGAAAAGGGTGTTATCATGAAGGGCAGTTATACGTTGCAGTTTGACGGTGCGACGACTTTGACATTCACAGCGGCTTAGTAAGGGGCTTTTATGTTTGCTCTCAAGCAACAGATGGGTTTAAGGGCCGACGGGGTTTTGATCCCGTTGGCACAGTTTCAGGTGCTTTTCGACGGGGTGCTAGTTGGGTACTTGCCACACGGCGAGAAGGTGCAGCTACAAGCGTTGTTCAACTTCCCGCACGAGTATTTGACAGAGGGCGAAATGGCATCAATTGAGATGCAAGCGATGAACGCCTTGGGCTATCAGGTCGACATCGAACAGCCTGAACAATTCTCTCGACAGTTTGTCGAGGAAGCAAAGCGGATCATCGAGGAGGATGAAGACGATGAGTGAACTAGATCGATTCCTTGCAGCAGCATCGCGTCCACTTCGCACAATCGAGGTTCGCATCGGAGCGGAAGTGTTTACGCTTCGTGAACTTTGCGAGTCTGATGCGGCAGATATGGAAGTCTCGATGCAAAAAGGCGAGAGTTTCGATTTTGCGAAGCATCGAAGATTGCTTGTGTCGTATTGCTTGGTGGGGAATGATGGCGAACGTATCGTTAAAGATTCGGACGCTTTGAAGCAACTGCCGAGGCTGACCGTAGGCAAGTTGTACGAGCAAGCCTTAAAGCTCTCCGATTACGACGCAGGCGAGATCGAAGCACTAGCAAAAAAATCAGACGCAACCGGCGGCTAGCAATCGCCTTCCGGCTTGCGTTGAGATGGGGGATTGTTGACCCGATGGCATGGATCAAAAGCCTACCATCGGGAGCGTTAAATCAGTGGATTGCTTTTGACTCAATCGAGCCGATAGGCGAAGAGTGGGAGCAAACCGCGTCAATTATTCACGCTATTAACTTGCCTCTATACGCTAGGGCTGGTCAAGAGATGCCGGAGGTAGCTGACTTCATGCCGAGTCGCTACAGGCGGCCAAAACGGAGCGCAAAAACGATGCTGAAGCAAGCCGCAAAGGCATCGACGCAAATAGCAGGACAGGTCAAAGCGATGTTTGGATTAGGAGCGAAGTAAATGGCCCAAACGATCAACGTCGCAAATATCAAGGTGGGTTTAGATGTTGAGGAACTGCGAAAAAATGGGCAGTTTACGCGGAATGAACTCAACGCAATCGCTAGGACGCTAAAAGAGTCGGAAACGCCACTCGATAAGTACGCTGCTAAGATGCAACTGCTTGACAAGGCGTATGCGGCGGGTGGCATGAGCGCAGAGGCATTCGCACAGGCTCAAGAGCATTTAGCGAAAAAATTTGGCGTAATGACCTACGCTATGGAGGAGGCAGCGCAGAACGAACGCAAGTTAGCCGAGGAAGCAAAGAAAGCAGCGGAAGCACAAGCCGAACTAACAAAACGGGCGGCTGAGTTGGAGAAATCTCGTCTTGCTGAGTTTGCACGCAAGGCAGCCGAAGCAGAGGCAGAGTTAGCTAAAGAAGCCGCAAATCTCGCACGCATTTTGCAGCAGTCTGAAACTCCATTGCAGCGAATGCACCGCGAAGTGCAAGCGTTGGATAAAGCGTTCACGCAAGGCAAGATTGATATTCATCAATACAATCAAGCCATAGACGCGATGGCTAAAAAGCACGGACTGGAAGCGATTTACGCCGACCGTGCGAAGGCAGCGGAAGAGGGGCTAGCCCGCGTTGTTAAGGTGGCAACGGCAAGCATCAAAGAGAACACGCAAGCCAAGCAAGAATCAAATGTAGCAACGACCACGGCCACATCATCGCTAGCACGCTTGGCGATGGGTTATCTCGGATTCGGTGCGGCTATGGCGGGGCTAAAAAAGACCGTCAGTATTGCGGCTGAAATGGAGCAAACGCAAGTTGCTTTCGAGGTGATGACGGATTCGGGTATCAAAGCCCGTCAGATGATGGCGGACTTCAAAAAACTTGACGTTGACTCCCCTATCAACTTCTCGGACTTTGCAAAGGCCGGAAAAACGCTTTTGCAATTCGGCGTAACTGCGGATCAGATTAAGCCGACGCTAGCAAGGCTCTCTGCAATATCGCTTGGCAATCCAGAGCAGTTTCAGTCCTTAGCATTGGCATTCGGGCAGGTGCAAGCCAACGGTAAGTTGATGGGGCAAGAAGTCTTGCAAATGGTAAACGCGGGCTTTAATCCATTGCAAGAAATAAGCCGTACTACCGGCATTGCAATGACCGATCTGCGGAAGCAAATGGAGCAAGGCGGCATTAGTGCCCAAATGGTTGCCGACGCGTTTAAGAGTGCAACCGAAGAGGGCGGACGCTTCGCCGGCATGAACGAGAAGTTAGCCGCTACGCTATCGGGCCAGTTTGCAAAGGCTGGAGGCGATGTTAAGGCGTTGGCAATCGAGATCGGTACGCAACTCACGCCAGCGGTAACAGCGTTGCTCGAAGCATTCCGCACGCAAGCGACCGGCGGCGGAACAAAGGCACTGACCTCGACGCTAGGCACGTTTGCTCAGGGCTGGGGTTTCCTTGTGTCGTACGCTCAAGGCAAGTCGAACGAGTACTTGCTAAACCTCAACGAACTCGCAAGAGCCGAAGATGATGCAATTGCGGATGCGATGCACGCCGAATGGATGCGGTTAGAGAACAAGAAAAAAGCCGACGCGGAAGCGGGTAAACTAGCAGAGCAAGCCAAGCAACGAGCAAAAGAAGAAGCGGCAGCGGAAAAGGCTAAAGCGGCAGAAATCGCCAAGGATGAGTTGAATAAAAAGCAGATCGAGGAACTCAAGTCGCTACGCGATCAGTACGACCAATTGACGATGAGCGAATCCGAATACATGGCGGCAAAGCAGAAAGCCGCAGGGTATTCTGAGAATGACATTAAGCGATACCAGACGCTCAATAAACTTATCGAGGAAGCGAAGCAAAGGAAGCAAGCCGAGCAAGATGCCGAGAAGATGAAAGAGGGAATGAGATCCCCTCAAGAGCAATTGCAAGCGGAACTGCAACGCATCGAGGGTATGGTAGCACTAGGGCCAGATAAGGGCCTAAGTCGTCAGCAAGGCGATCAGGCAGCAATGGAAGCGGCCATGCGCTTCGGTACGCAGAGCGGCCAGGAGATCGCCAAGAATATTGCACCAACGCTCAAGGCAGGAACTAAGGAAGCGTTTACATTCATGCAGCAAGAGAACGCAAAAGGTAAGCAGCAAGCAGAGCAAAAAAAGATGGCAGAAGACTTGCTTAAGGAAGCAAAGAAGGCTAACGAGTTGGCCGAGAACGCACCGCGAATCGCTTTTAGGAGGTAGTCACGATGGCGAATGAGTTAGTAGGATCGGAACTTCGCAAGGGAAGCGGATTTGTTCGCAAGGGGCAAGGCTTCTCGTTAGTCTTCGGCGAGTCGTGGAGTTTTCGCGTTAAGGCCGAGGATAAGTTTACCTCTCGTCTCTCGGTACTGACCGAGACTCCAGGCTTGCCCCGCGTTGGCTTGCTATACGGGCCTTTGGGCTTGGTATGCGATGACTTGACCGCCGAGCGGGATGAAAAGCACCCCATCTACTGGACTGTAGACGCGAAGTTTCAAACGGGCACCGAAGAGCAAAAGCAGAGCCAAGAGAACCCAGACGCCCCCGATCCTACAACGTGGGTGCCAGTTTTTAAGATCGATTCCTTCGTGACTAAGGAGCGGGTGTTGGTTCAGGATCGAACTACGCCAACGGCCAAGAAGCCGGTGAACTCGGCGGGTACTCCGTTCGATTCGCCGTTGACAGAGACGCGATCCCTTTGCCAATTCTCATTCGTTCAATTCGAGGACGCGGGGCAAAAACTCAAGGTGTTTCTAGATCGAAACGACACGGTAAACCAAGCCTCCTTTGACGCTATCGGGCAAGTCTTTGACGCTAGAACCTTGCTTCTCGAAGTGGTCGAGGCTGAACTAGGATCGTACGCAGGCTTCGCGGCGTGGCGGGTCAAGTATAAGGTGACCTACGATCCCGATAAGCACGACGAACTACGGCTTGACGTAGGGCCTTATTACGTCGATGCGACGGACGCAAATAAACTCAAACGCTACATGGATGATACGAACACGTTCGGCATCATCGGAGCGTTAAACGGGACGACCGGGGCGAAGGCGGCAACGCCAGCAACGCTTACGTTCAGGTGCAAAAAGGAAATCAACTTCTCATCCTTCATAAGGAC